TCTCCATCGGCTCGATGGGTCAGCATCACTGGAAGACGACGATGTCACGCAGGATGGCAAATGCTATCGGCGTCTCTCACCGGAGTATTACGCCTGGCTGCGCGCGCAAATGCTCGTTGCGCGTGAGCGGCATGCGCGTGGGTTACTCCCCGATATCCACTACCAGGCGCTACGCGACCGCTTCAACACCATGCACGACGTGGCCATAACCTGCTTTGGGGAAGCCGCGTTATTGCAGGCCATCGAGCATGGCAACGTCACGACGTATACGCCACCGAGTGTGCGCATTAGCCGCGCGGCGTCCGTGCTCTTCAGCGATGTCGAGGGCCGTGAACGCTGGATGTCAGAGGAGTCGAGGGTCGAGAGCCCGATGCCGGTTCCGACGGTACCGCCGGCACCACCAGCCGTTACCATACCAGCACCCCAGACCCGACGCTTCGTGCAATCCCGCGCCGGCGACTGGTCGGGCTGGATTGTCACCGAGCATCCCGCGGATGAGTGGTTTCCCAACGGCTGGGCTGATATCGTTTCGAGCGATGGGCAGCCTGGTCAGGCAGATCTCCGCTACCTGTGCGATGCTGATGGCCACCCGCTGATCACCTCGCCACGGTATACCCCATATGAGCTCCGGGCGATGGAATTGGCAAAGAACGAACGGCCTGAGGATTTCGATGATCTGGAAGCGTCACTGCCCATCCTGTCCTATCCCGTCCCTGGTGACTGGCGATATGAAGCCAATCCTTCCTTCGACGATTACCTGAAAGTCAACGACATCCGCGAACGTGCCCATACCTTGGGCTGGTCGGATGCCCAGCTCTTCCAGACCTGCAGCAACCTCGCCTTCCCGTATGGCCAAGACTACGGGCTCGTCTGTTTCGTCCATGGCCGCACACTCGGTGATATTACCGCCGAGAGTATCGCTTTGCTGCCTGAGAAACCAGGTGGCGCAGTTCTCTCTTTTTCACGTCCACACCGGAAGGCACAGGAGGCATAACCATGGGCCGATCCGTCAAACGCTATCAGAATGCCGCCAAGCTCCTGCCGAAGGCGTTGCTTCAGGAACTCCAGCAGTATGCCGCCGGCAAAATGCTGTACGTCCCATATCCCATTACACGCCGGGAGTTCAACCGGCTGAAAGTCCTGGACTTACGCGCGCAAGGCTATTCCCTGAATCAAATTGCCTTTCGTATGGGCATGACCCGACAAGGCGTCTGCCGGATACTGCGCCAGGACCGTCAACGGGCGCTGGCCATCATGAACATGCTGTATCACGGCGAGTAGCATCAACATGATAACTGCGTGCCTGATGGACACTCCGGCGAAACGCCTCCCTCCCGCTGGACGCTCGGTTGAACAGATGAGGAACTGATCCATGGGTGATGAGACCCGGAAGAAGAACACGGAACAGCGCATGTCCCCCGCGGATGCCGAACGTTTCCAGTATTGGCAGCGCGGCACCGGTCGCACGCCTGGCGAAGCGACACCGGACATGCCGCCCTTGCGTGGCAAGTTGCAACACGGCATTTTTGCAAACCGCATCTTCGGCGCCGAGGAGATGGCGCTGTTTTCCGCGATGGTGGATATCTTCCGGGAGGAGACGGCATTCAACGGCAGCGGCGACATGGTGCAGTTGGAACTCTTCTGCATCTACTGCCTGAAGCTCACCCGTGCGTTGATGGCCGAGCAATGGGATGCGGTGGAACGGCTCGACCGGATGATCCGCTCGCATATGGCCGACCTCAAGCTGACGAAGAAGACGCGGGAAGGCGATGGGCCGGCTGACGGCCTGCCAAGTCCGTTGGATTACGCCATGCAATTGGTCGAGCGGGCACGGCAGCGCCAGCAGGAATTGGCCGATGCCGAGTCAGCCCCCGAAAAAACGCCGGAAACATTGCGCAGATTACCTAGCGAGGGGTCGGAGGGACACGCGTGAACTGGCGGATGCAGCGAGAGGGAACTGCGCAGATTTCATGTTCGAGGCAATGCCGGATGCCGATGCCGGTGTTCCGGTGTGCCCGGCACCAATGCCTGTCACCTGTGTCATGGGCCGGATGTGTTCCTGCGCGCGATGTTCCGCCATGGTTCGCAGGGGGTCATGAGGGTGTCGCAGGGGGTCCTCTCCTGTCGGATGGGGTCGCCGGTGTGCCGGGAGCGATGACGCCGATGACCGGCAATGACAGGCTGGGTCATACCCTGTCATCGCCGGCCATGCGCTGTCACGCCTCACAAGCGCTCCAGCGCCTCTTCCAGTGCGCCGTCCACCAGGTGGGTGTAAATCTCAGTGGTGGTGATCTGGCGATGACCGAGTGCGCGCTGGACGATCAGCAGGTCACCGGTGCGGCTGTAGAGTCGCGTGGCAAAGGTATGGCGCAAACCGTGCGGGCTGATGTCCTTCTCGATGCCGGCTTCCTGCAGCCAGTGGGCGAAGCGATAGCCCACCTGCCGCGGCGAGATGCGCGTGCCCCGCTGGCTGATGAACAGCGCCGGGCACTGCTGCCAGCCTTGTTTCTTCCGCCACAGCAGATAAGTGCGCAGCAGACCGCGGAGATGGGTGTTCAGGAATTTGACCTGGGGTTGCCCGCCTTTCGCCCGGCGCACGCGCAAGTGCTTGGCGTCCAGATCGACATCCGCAATATCCAGTGCCACCAATTCGCGCAGGCGGATGCCAGTGGCCAGAAAGGTTCCGATCAGCACCCGGTCGCGCTTCGCGAGTGGGCTGGTGCGCTCGGTCAGGGCTTTGAGCAGGCGGCGTACTTCCATGTCGGTGAGGAACGTTGGCGGGGTGCGTGGCGCCCGCTGCAGGTGGATGCCCAATGCCGGGTTGTCGGCGATCTCTCCCACGTCATGCGCCCAGGCAAAGAAAGCGCGCAGGGCGGCACGGCCCCGGTTGAGCGTGGTGGGCGCTTTCGGGTTTCCTGCCGGCGTCATCGTCACGGCGGGATCGGACAGGATAGCCGTGAGTGTCGGGGCAGTGATGTCGGCGACATGCGCGACATGCAGCCGGTTGAACACCTGTCGGAGATCATGGGCGTAGACAGCGATGGTCTGTTCCGACCGTCCCTGCACCCGCTGGTGTGTGCAAAAGGCGTCGAGCGCCTGGTCAAGGTTCATGGGGAATGTTCTCCTTCTATGCAATGAACGCTCGGAAGGCGCGAGGGAGTCAAGTCGTATGCAGTTGGTGCTGATGATGTGTGGAACGGGTGGTGTCGCCGGGGAGATGGCTCATGTCAGATGACGTGCGCACCGTTGCCGCGCATATGCCAGAAGCGGATCGGCGGTTGCTGGAAACGGTCTTCGCCGATCCTGTCGTCTGGGGAGAGACCGTGCTCCTCAATCGCGATGGTGCGCCTCGCCGGTACTGGGCGCACCAGGTGGGCGACCTGCGCTGCACCGCGCGGAACATCATCCATCTCGATGGCCGCGATGTCGGCAAGACCATCGTGCTCTCGACCGATGCCTTATACTTCGCTACCACGACTGCCGGCGTCTCCGGGCTGGTGGCCGCGCCGCACCAGGGGCATCTCGATACCATCATCGAGGAGATCGAGTACCAGCTCGACGCCAGCCCGATTTTACGCACCCATCTCGCCGTGAATGCCTTCGGCAAAGTAAAGATTCAGCGGAAGCCCTATTTCCGCGTGGAGTTCAAAAACGGTTCGGTGCTCTATTTTCGTCCGGCAGGCAACTACGGCGAAGCCTTCCGCTCGCTGCACGTCGAGCGCGTGTGGGTCGATGAAGGGGCGTGGCTCACCGAGCAGGCCTGGAAAGCACTCCGGCAGTGCCTGAAGGCCGGGGGGCGCATGCGCATTTACTCGACCCCGAACGGCATCCGCACCAGCACTTATTACCGGCTGACCTTTTCCGAGCAGTTCACCCAGTTCCGCTGGCCCTCCTGGCTCAATCCCCACTGGACGACCGAGCGCGAGCGCGAGTTGCTGGAATTCTACGGCGGGCGCGATACCGCCGGCTGGCAGCATGAGGTCGCCGGCGAACACGGGAAACCGAGCTATGGCGCCTTCAACCAGGAGCAGTTCGACGCCGCCTGCCAGGAGATTCTCGAATACCGTACCGTGCGCATCACTGGCGATGACTTGTCCGGTTGCCAGGAGAACGAGCAGCTCTTCGATCTGCTGGAAGCCATGCTTGACCTCACCCCGCAAGCCGGCGTGTTCTGGATCGGCGCCGACCTGGGGTATACAAACGACCCCACGGAGATTGTCATCTTCCAGGAGGCGACCGGCGAGAAGCCGGTGGCCAGCCTGGTGTTGCGTATCCATTGCGAGCGCGTGGCCTATCCGATCCTGTCGATGCTCATCGCATTATTGGAGCGGTATTTCACGCCGGCAGGCATCGGTGTCGATAACGGCGGCAACGGTGGCGCGGTCGTGCAGGAACTGCTGACGCTGGACGCCTATCGCACGCTCAGCTTAAGCGGGCGGCTACGCGGCGTGGACTTCGGCGGCGTCACCGCGCTGCCCACGCCGGATGGCGGTGAGGTGCGCAAGCGCACGAAAGAACTGATGACGTCCCTTATCAACGGCATGCTCCAGCGGCGGGAGATTCGCTTCCCGCATGGCGACCTGGAATTGCAAGACCAGTTCACCACGCACACCTACACCATGACCAACAACGCGGTGGTCTACTCGAAGGGCAACGACCACATCATTGACGCGGTGCGCTGCGCCGTGCTGGTGCGCGAGTTGGGTCGGCTCAATCTCGGCGAGACGCAATCGGTGAGTATCACCCCGCTGGTGACCGCGCCCATCTTCTTCTGACAGGATTCCTTATGGCGAAATCACGACGCAACTATACTCCGAATACCACCGGCACGATCAACCAGCCGCTGCCGCAGGCCACCGCCGCCACCATCGACGGGTCGGCGTTCAGCAGTATCACCGCCGCCAATGCGGTGCCGGCAGCCTGGGAAGATCGCGCCCGGCAAGCGTGGACGTATTATGTCGAAGAGCCGCTGGTGAAGAACTGCATCAACTCCTGGCGCTCGTTCGCCGTGGGGGACGAGATCAAGCTGGCCAGCGATGATGATGCGGTGAAGGATGCCGTCATCGAACTGCACGACCGGCTGGGGCTATCCGCCTTCGTGAAGGACATGATCCTGCAACTGCTGGTGAAAGGCGATGCCGTCGGCTTCAAACGCTACAGCCAGGATGGGCATGGCATCGACGAGATCACCTGCGTCAATCCCGTCTCGGTCAAAGTGAAGTACGCGCAAGGCACGCTGATGGAGATGCGCCAGTACCCCGAGGACACCCCGGCTGCCGGCGATGGCATGTCCTTGCCCATCGAACAGGTCATTCACCTCCGCTGGGATGCCCCGCCGTTCTCCCCGCGCGGCAACAGCCTGGTGCTGCCGGCCTTCCAGTCCATCGAGCTGCTGCGCGATTACCGCAAGGCAGAGCAGGCCATCGCGAAACGCTGGGCGACGCCCTTCCGGCTCATTAAAGTCGGCGGCGCCTACAACCAGCGCATCATCACTCCCGACCAGAAGATGCTGCAAGACATCCGCGACATGGTCAACAAGATGGACCTGAAGTCCGGCCTGGTGGTGCCGTTTTACGTCGGTGTGGAAACGCACGGCGCGGAAGGCAGCGTGCTGAACGTCGAGGAGAAGGTGAAGGAAGTCAAGGAAGACATTATCGTGGCGCTGGGCCTCTCGCGCTCGCTGGTCACCGGCGACGGCCCGAACTTCGCCACGGCGTCCGTCTCCCTGCAGAAGATGCTGGTGATGATCCGCGAGATCAAACAAGTTGCCCGTCAGCTCCTCGGCTGGGTGGTCGATGACTGGCTCACCTTGAGTGGGCATGAGGACGCCACCGTCCAGTACCTGTTCAATGACCTCGATCCGAACGATGCCGTCGATCTCAAAAAGCTGCTGCTCGAACTCTACGACCGGAAGCTCATCTCCCGCACGAGCCTGCAGGTGAAGATGGAACTGGACCCGGATGTCGAGGCGGCGAACCGCGCGCAGGAGAAACCCAGCCTCGAAGTGCTCGACGAAAAACAGGCCAAACCGCTAGTTGACCTGGTCACCCTCGGGGTGCTCGATGTGGAGGAGGCGCGCAGCTTCCTTGGGCTGGGGCCGAAACCGAACACACCGGCAGCGGCAACGGCCAGTGCGCGCGCCGATGATGCCATTTGTGATGAGTGCCGGCACTTCGCCGATGCGGACAACCACTGCCTGGTGCAGCGGCAGGAGATGACCTTTGCCTCACGCGCCTGTCGGTTCTTCGACCGGAAGTAAGGGAGTCACATGCCGGTCGAAACCCCGTCACAGCAGGAATTGATTCGCCAGGCCACCGAGCGCAGTCTGCATGCGCGGAACCGCTACACCGAGCAGGTGATCAACGCGTTGACCGATGATCTCGCCTCCGCGCGGGAACAGGTGGGCACCGCGATCCTCCGCTACAAATCACTCGGCTCCTTGCCCGATAACAAATTGGCGGGTCTGAAAGGGTTGGAGCGGCTAGATGCCGAGATCAAGGCCATCATGGGCGACTTGCGCCGCACGCATACCGTGCGGTTCCGCGCGGAAGCGAAAGCCGCCTTCCGGCTGGGCATCTACCACGGCATCGAGGAATTTGCCGGTGCGCAGTTGCCGGTCTATCGCGATCTCACCCCCGAGGGGTTGGACAAGCTTACCACGAAAGCGTTCCAAATCGTCGATACCGATGCGCTCGACTTCCTGGCCAACTATACCACCACATTGGCCGGCGACGTGAATCGGGAGACGACGGATGGCATCATGCGCACCATCCGCGGGGCGATTGCCACCGGCAAAGGCGTGGATGACATCGTGCGTGATCTCGGCGAGGTGGTGAAGGACAAAGACTCCTTCCGCCAAGCCGGCAGTAAAGTGTTCAGCAAGGCGCAGTATCGCATGGAGGTGATTGCCCGCACCGAAGTGCTGCGCGCGCATAACCAGGGGAAGCTCAAATTCCACCAGGCAGTCGGCATCCAGCGGCTGGAATGGTTCACCATGGATGACGAGCGCATGTGTCCGGTGTGTGGCGCATTGGACGGGAAGCAGTTCCCCAGTGACCAGTTTCCCCAGCAGCCGGCGCATCCGCAATGCCGATGCGGGCATTACCCCGCCTGGCCGTTGGTCGTCTGCGGACAAGGGCTGCTCGCAGCCAGCGCCGCGCCGAGTGCCGGGGATGCCTGCATCCTGCCCCCGCAGAGTATCGAAGGGATGGCGGCGGCGCAGTCCGAGGAGCAGAAAACCCTCAAAGCGGCATTTGAGAGTGGTGACCCGGCGAAGCTCGGAGCGCTGACGCTCAAACAGGTCCAGACGCTGGCGAAAGCCCAGGGGGTCGCCATCGCGCGCACGAAAGCTGATTTCCTGAAGTTGCTGGCTGAGAAGGGCGTCGATGGCAGTGGGCTGTCCGGCAAGGCGCTGGAGGCCATGCTCAAGCAGTACGGCATCGGCGCGCTGCGCAGCAAAGATGAACTGGTCGCACTACTGGCGCACAAGCAGGCGGCATTCATCCAGGCCCAACTGCAGGCCCAATTGCTGAAAGAGGCGGCGCAGTCGGCCAGCGGGCTGGAGGCGATGACGGTCAAGGAACTCCAGGATCTGGCCAACAAAAAGGGCATCTCCCTCAACATGACCAAGGCCGATGTCATCGCTTTGCTGGACCAGTTGGAGCCGGGGGTCGATCATGCCGGGCTGTCCGGGCAGGCGCTCATCGCGGCGAAGAAGCAATTTCATATCAGCCCGTTGAAGAACAAGGGGCAACTCATTCAGGCACTGCAGCAAATCGCCGGCAAGGAGATGGCGCAGCAGGCGGTGCAGGACGCCCAGCAGGCGGCGGTCATCGCGGCGACTTCTGCAGCGAAAGAGGCGGCGGGCAAAGTTATGCTTCCGGCGAATCCCGGTGACTTTGCCCCCTTCCTGGAGCAACTCGCCGCTGCGGAATATGCACTGGTGAACAATCCTACTGTGCCGCAAGATGTGGTCCAACAGATCGCCGGCGAGCTGTCAGCGAAGAAGCTGGCCTTCCAGCAGCAGGTGCAATCGCTCGGTGCGTCCGACGTGAAGAAAATCGCGCAGGCGGCGAAGATGCCGAAGTACCAGTGGGCCA